ATAAATGCGAAGCCCCAAAAAGCCCCATTAGTGTCATTTTTTATATTCTTGTTTACTATTTAAATAAAAAAATCCGTATTTTTGACAAAATCAGAATCAACAACCCAATAAAACCAACATTAAACATGAATTCTAAAAACATTTTTTTTGCCATCAAATTTTATGGAACAATTGGAAGTATTTATATTTTTCAGTTTTCATTTATGGTTGCATTCATTCTTGAAGTGATTGAATACAATAAAACAGGGCGTGGAATTGAATTGATTTGTGGATTTTTGTGTCTTTTCATGTCCATGAAATCATTTAAAATGAAGATTTCATATAAAGAAAGTTTTGTAAAAGCTGTTGAATCATCAATTAATAAATTAAATAATTCTGGATTCAACAGAAATGAACGAAGAATTTTTGAAAGAAAATTAATCAAGATGAAATCACAAAATAAAACCATCTAAAAATGTCAACAATAATGAAAAAAGGTGCATTTGCCAAGATGATTGGCGTTGTTGCATCGTATGTTGATACATATGTGAAACGTGGGCGCATTGTTGTGCTTGCTAATGATCACACACTGGTTGATATAACTGATCCAACTAATGCTGCGTTTGCAAAATGGGTGCGTGAAAACAAAAAAACAAAATCTGAAGTTCCTATTGAAAAAACAAAATCTGAAATTCCAAAAATAAATATTGAAAGAAAAATATCTGAACCGGTAACATCTGAAGCTGAAAAAACAGTCAACAAGATAATGATCCGCAAAAATGAAGCTGATTTAGAAAAGAAGCTGGTTGATATTGAAGAAAAAAAGCTGAAGAATTCAAAATTAAGAGGTGAAACCATACCTACAAAGATGGTAAAGGACTTGATTTCACAGCTTTCAAAGTCAATGATTTCATCATATAAGGATGCAGCGCAATTATTGCTGGTTGAATTTTCACATAGAAAAAAATTAAGTGCATCAGAAGAATCAGAAATGAATGGTGAATTGATTAAAATCATTAATATATCACATGATAGGGCAATTTCTGAAACAAAAAAACAGTTAGAAGTTATCATCTCAACTGTATCTGATCAGGTTGCACAAGAAATTGATTCAGAATAACACCCAAAGTATTCAACAGAATGACATGAAAAAAAATACTGACATCATAAAATTGAATAATGATTATTTAAATGTTTTTAGTGATATACTTGAAAACGCCAGGATAAAAATATCAAATATAAAACCTTCAGATTGGGTTGAAGAAAATAGATATATGACACCAGATGTTTCGCCAATACCAGGAATGTTTTCTTATAAAAATTCACCATACACAAAGGAAATAATTGATTGTTTATCACCTGATAATCCAGCAAGGACCATTGCAGTGATGAAGGGCGCACAAATTGGGTTTTCAGTTGGTGTAATTGAAGGTGGAATTGGTTGGATTATATCACAGAATCCAGGGAACATTTTGTTTTTGGTAGGTCACGAAGAATTAGTCAAGGATGCTGGAAACAAAGTGGATCGAATGATTGATAATTCAGGCATCAGATCAATGATAAAATCAACATCAATGCGTGCCAGGAATACAAAGTCAGGTGATACAGATTCAATGAAAGAATTTCCATCAGGATATTTGAAGCTAGGAATTGCAAATCACAAATCATTAAGAAATATTTCCATGCAGTATGGGTTCATTGATGATTTTGAATCAATGAAATCTGACACCAAACAATCAGGGTCCACAAAAGAAATGATTGAACAGCGTTTTTCAGCATATGCAAAAAAAATGAAACTGTTTTATATTTCAACACCTGAACTTGAGGAAACGTCCAACATTGAACCAGTTTATTTATTAGGGGACCAAAGAAAATACCACATACCATGCCCATGTTGTAATGAGTTTATTATTATTGATTGGGTTGTAAAATCTGAATTAAATGAAAATGAAAATGCTGGTATGTCATGGCAACTGGATGAATCAAATCAATTAATTGAAGATTCAGTTGGTTTTATTTGCTATAAATGCGGAAATTTCTTTGATGATAGTGACAAAACATCATTAATCAGAAAAGGAAAATGGATTCCAACAGCAAAACCATCACAACCAAATTACAGAAGTTATCATATTTCTTCATTATATGCACCAACATATATGTTTTCGTGGACACATTATGTTAGAAAATACCTTGAAGCAAATCCAATTGGAGGGAAAAGGGATGAGGAAAAGTGGAAAACGTTTCAGAATCTTGTGCTTGGTTATACGTATAAACGAACAGGTGAATCAGCAAAAGCATCACAGCTTCAGGAAAATATCAGGCCATATGAAATTGGAACTATTCCTGAAAAACTTTCAATTGCTGATGGCAATGGTAAAATTGTAATGATCACACTTGGAAGTGATATGAATGGCCTTGAAGATGATGCAAGGCTTGATTATGAAATTGTGGCTTATAGTGAATCTGGCGCATCCTATTCAATTAGACATGGATCGATTGGAACATTCTTCAATAAAGATTCAGGAATAAGGGACCGTGAAAAATTCACATACAAACATGGATCACCAAAAAGCGTATGGAATGAATTCAAGAACATATTGGAAACTGAATTTGTAACTGATACAGGACGAAGGATGATGATATTCATGTCTGGACTCGATTGCGGTTATCAAAAAAACCATGCATTTCAATTCTTGGATTCAACCAGCATTCCAATTGTTGGATTAAAAGGTAAAGGAGAAAACAAATATCAGAATCTTGAAATTGACAAAAGAACATTTAAAAAATCACTTGAAAGATCAAAGGATTTATATATGGTTGAAACAAACTATACCAAAGATGTTTTATCAACGTATATGGGGTTAATTTGGGATCCAAATTGGCAGGAATCACAGCCAGCAAACTTTATGAATTTTCCAACACCATCAGGTGGTTTATATTTATTGAAAAATTACTTTGCACATTTTGAAGCTGAAGAAAAAAGAATTGATAAACTAGGTAATTTCATTTGGGAAAAGAAATCACCAAACCACCAAAATCACTTATTTGACTGTCGATTATATGCAAATGTTGTAAAAGATATTTTCCTTGAAAACATATTTCAGGAACTGAAAATCAAGAACGGAACTTGGAAGGATTATGTTGATATTGTTGTTCGTAAAAAATAAAAAACCACCCATGGAAGTGGATGGTTTTTTTTACTTACAGAAATCACAGAAACCACATCAGATGATTAAGGCTTCAAATATAAAATTTAATTTTGTTATATGCAAACAAGTGTTCTATTTTGAAAATATTTTATTTTATCACCAGGTTTTGCACTATTATATTCTTCAATAAATTCTTGAATTTGATTTTCATTCCATCTGATTGAAGCAGCTGCATTTCTAAATTTATTTTCAATGTTAATTCTAATCATTGAATAATGGTACATCAACCAATTGTCACCCATAACAAAAACATGTGTTGATGTGTTTACCTTAACAGATGGATCAACAAGTACTGGATATTTTACAGATGATGAAATGCTGGTTAATGGGTACATCTTATGTATGAATGGCATATAATATGATTCAATTGGTTCTAGAATCCAATTTTTATATTTGTAATACGTGCGCATTCTGGACACAATCAAATCAAATTCGCCTGTATTGATTATTTTTTTTCCTTCCAGGATCATTTCAGGTGAATAGAAATGATCAGCAGCAGCCATAATGAAGTGTGTTGAACCTTCTGATTTTGCATATTGAATCATTATATCGTGTTTTACGCGTTCATTTTCCTTGGTTGATAGGTTTAAATTTGGTGTAAATTCGTGAACTTCAAATTTTAATTGCTGTTTTATGTTGTGATCAATCAACCTTCCATCAATTAAATGATGATTTCCTTTATTTGATATGGTTTGAATGAAAACTGATATTTGATCAACATAATGTTTATGATGTTCAATTGAATCAAGCAACATGTCTGTATCATCACCAGTCCAGAACGTGTACAGTAAGTGTAATTTCATGATTTAAATTATTAATTAAAAATATATTTAAATGTATTTTAATGTATTTGTTTTTTATTTAAAAACCAACAAAATCAACACTTTAGCTTTGCAGGGTTTCCGTAAACAATTTTATTTTCATCAACATTTTTGACAACAACAGATCCTAAGCCAATAAGTGAATTTTCACCAATAGAAACTCTATTTCTAACAGTAACACCCAGTTTTATTTTGGATTTTTTGCCAATGATAGCATATCCACCAATGATTGTTCCTGTACATATCTCACAACCATCACCAATAAATACATCATGTCCAATGTGTGAATGTGCCATTATTATATTATCATTTCCAATCAATGTGATTTTGTTTTTATCAAAAGGACGTTGGATTGAAACGAATTCAGAAATCACATTATTATTTCCAATCTGAACATGGCCTTTGAAATCCTTTTGTGACACACCACGCATCTCACCATTAGATCCAATGACACAATATGCACCAATTGTATTTCCTGTTCCAAGAACAACGTTTGGATGAATTATGGCTGTTTTATGAATATCATTTCCATCAATATTTATCCAATCATGGTTGTATAAATCGTTCATTTTTTAGTTATTTGATTAATTATAAATTCAACCCACTGATCATTTGTCATATATGGATTTGAAAAACCTTTTTTGCTTCCATTGATAACTTCTGGATGTAATCCTGAAATGTCTTTCAAGATACGTTTATTTTTTAAATATTCATCTGGAAGTGATAATGCAAAATCAACAAGATCATTATCCAATAATGGGTATCTTGTTTCCATTGTGTGAAATCCAGCAATTGCATCTTCAATGTTCAGAACACCATTTAAGAATTTCAAATCATAGTCAAAATGTGAAACATCATATTTTGGACCATCATTTAATGTTCTTTTGATTACTTCATTTATTGGTTTATTAATTCTATGTGGATAACCACCAAAAAATTCATCACCACCAGCACCCGAATAAATAACAGTACAAAATTTTGAAGCAAATTCAGTCAATGCAAAATTTGTGTAACTTGATCCAACTTTTGGATCTTGAATGCATCCAATTAATTTATGTGAATATTCATTGAACATTTCCTTATTACAAATCAATGAATAATGTTTACCAGTTGAATTTAATTTGATGTTTTCAATTTCTGAATACTTTGAATCAACGTAATCCATTGAAAAACTATATTCAGGTTTCATGAATTTTGCAATTATTCCAGAATCAATTCCACCAGACAAGAAAACACAATCATTTAATTCTGTTTTGTTCCTGGAACATGATTGAATAAATAATATTGTTAAACGAACCTTTGCTTCATTGTAGGTAATGTTTATTTTTTCAGGAATAACAAGTGCCAATTTTCTTGTTCTGGTGATTCCTTTATAAATTGAATTTGGATTCATTACACCAAGATCATACTTGAATTGGTCTGCTTTTATTTGATCAATTTCAATTTCAGGACATGCAGCAAGAATTGATTTTATTTCTGAAGCAATAAATATCTTGTTTTCTTTTCTGTATTCATACAATTTTTTTATTCCAAATTTATCAGTGAATGTTGTCCATTCAAATCCATTGAAATATAATACAGCAAAAAAACCGTTCAATTCATTTAGTTTTTTTCCTTTGAATTTATCCAGGAACTTTGCCAATAGTTCTGTATCACATTTTGATTCTAATTTTATGTTGTAATGTTCAGCTAGTTCATCATAATTTGAAATGAATCCATTCATCCATACTGTATAATTATTTGAAGTGAATGGTTGCATTTTGGCTGTTGAATCAGTTATTGGAAGCCAATTGAAATGCACAAATGAATTTGCAATTTTTGTTACACCTTGAAAAACACCACGTTTTGATGAATTATCAATCATTGATTGAATATCCTTAAGCGATCCATTAATGACTGCATTTATTCCACACATGTAATTTGTTTTAGGGTTTTTTCAGCGTTGGAATCTTTGATATATGATGTATTTTCCCACAATGCAAACGGTGTCATGTTTGTGTTTGATTTAATGTCAAATGCATACAGGTTAAATTGCTTTAATGAAAAAATAAATGATGTATGTGGCGTTGTTCTCAACTTATCCTGCATTGAATTATCAAGAATCTTTGAATGTTTTATTTGCCACGGTTGCCACTTCCATTCATTCATTAATCTTGCAGAAATTAACCTACCAGCACCACATGTGTGTCCAATTCTTCGTGAATCAGTATAACCGCCCCAATATGACATTTTCTTTGATATGGTATCATAAAAATACCAATCCAAAACAGCAACATAATCAACTTGTAGGTTTATTTGCTTGGTATAAACACAAAGAAGTTCATTTGTTATAAGATCATCAGAACCAACACAAAGAACATAATCACATGATAGTTGATTTGCAACAATTGTTGTGGCGTTCATTTTTGTTGCAAGTGGATCATTGTCAATTTCAATATAAATGAATCCATGTTTTTCAACCATCTGTTTTGATTTCGTGCCTTCAGAACCTGAAACAATCACAATTATTTCCAAATCAGGATGCTTCAATTTCTTGGTTGCAATAGCAAACATTTCAAAAATTTCAGGACGTTTCCAACATGCGGTGACAATTGCCAATCTTTTTTTCCATTTTGGAAGATTATTTAAAGATGAATTATTTATTACAATGGTTTGTTCTATTTCATCTTCAATGATTAATTCTACTGAATCTGATTCAGCAATAAATCCATTTAGAATTAAAGATGGAATGTTTGCACGTAGAAAAAATGTTTCTGGATATATTTCACCACGCTTCAAGATTTTACCACCTCTTGAACTAACTGTTTCGTGTTTTATGATGTATGATTTCATTTTAAAACGGTTGTATAAAAATTAAATGATTCTTGGTCCATGTGTTTTTTTAGAAATAACAATTCAGAATCATCATTCACATATCTATGAAGGTAATCAATGTGATTTCGTCCACCACACAATCCAACACCGTGTTTGATTCCAATTGAAATTATTTCTTCAGGTTTAAAAAGTATTCCTTTTAAAGTTTTCCATAAATGTAAATCTGTATATGGTTCATGATCCACGCACCATGTAAAATCTAAATCAGCTTTTAGAAGTGTATTCATTGCTGATGCACGTCTTGAATGATTCATCATCAGGTGTGCATTTATTCCAATATGATAATAAATTGTGTAATTGGTCCCCAATATATCAGGTTTACCAGATTCAATCCATTTATTCACCATTATTTCAATGTAGGTTGGTGAATAGTAATCATCATTTTCAATTAATAGAATACAATCAAAATTTTTGTTTCTGAAAAATTCATATCCTATTCTGTAACGTTGTGTAATATCCACATTATGATTCAATGGTTCGTAACCCACAACATGAATGACTGCCTTCATTGTTTGGTTTTCCATCATTCTTTTACAGTTGTTCAAGAATTTTGGGCGGTCATTTCTATCTGGTATTAAAATTCCTATTTTCATAAAAACAAAAATATAAAAAATTCCGTAATTAAAAAGAAATATGTGAATATCATATATTTTTGCTTCAAATAAAATTCAAATAGATATGGCTAGTGATGCAGTAGGACAAGAAAGAATTTCACAAGTAGTTGGTTATAAAATTACAAAAGGAAATTTTAACGAAAACACACCTAATCTTCCGCAAAGGGTGGTGATTATTGGTGAAGCCAATGATGCAAATCAAGCTGGCTTGGTTCTTGAAGAAACTGAAATATTATCGGCACAACAAGCTGGTCAATTATATGGTTTTGGTTCACCGTTATATCTTGCAATGCGAATTTTACGCCCTTTAAATGGTGGCGGTTTGGGTGGAATTCCAACATTTGTTATTCCTCAAGAAGCTGCGGTTGGTGCTGTTGCAAAAGTTCTTGAATTAACACCAACAGGTGTTGCAACAGGAAACGGAACGCACACTGTTATTTTGAATGGTAGATCTGGACTTGATTCTGTATTCTACAATTTCAGCATTATATCTGGTGATACAACAGCAGATATTACAGCTAAAATCGGAAACGCAATAAACAATGTTCTTGGTGCGCCTGTTACAGCATCAGCAACAGATTATGAAGTTACATTAACTTCAAAATGGAAGGGTTTAACATCAAATGATTTAAATATTTCTATTGAAACAAACGGAAATGATCTTGGAATTACATACACAACAAATGTAAATGCTGCTGGTTCTGGAACACCAACAATTCCTTCTGATTTACTTGGTTCTGAATGGACAACAATTGTTTTAAATACATACGGAACTGTTACAGCGGTTATGAATTCACTTGAATCAATCAATGGTATTCCTGATCCAACAAATCCAACTGGAAGATTTGCAGCATTAGTGATGAAACCATTTATTGCATTAACTGGAAGTGTTTCAGCTGATCCATCAGCAATAACAGATGCACGTCTTGATGATGTAACAATTGCGTTATGTCCAGCGTTTGGATCAACTGGTTTTCCTTTTGAGGCTGCTGCAAATATGTGTTCATTGTTTGCACGTCAAGCAAATGACAATCCACATTTGGATGTGTCTGGTATGTCATATCCTGATATGCCTGTTCCAACATCACTTGGGACTTCTGGAACATATGATTTTAGAGATTCAATTGTAAAAAAAGGATGTTCAACTGTTGATTTGGTTGCTGGTAAATTCAAAGTAATGGATTTTGTCACAACGTATCATCCAATTGGTGAAACACCACCACAATTCAGATATTGCCGTTCATTGTCAATTGATTTCAATGTTCGTTTTGGATATTACCTATTGGAACAAATAAATGTTGTTGATCATGCAATTGCTGGTAATAGCGACATTACATTTGCTTCAAAAGTTGTTAAGCCTAATCAATGGAAATCAATCTTATTTGGTTATGCTGATAATCTTGCAGGGCGCTCATTAATTGCTGATACTGCATTCATGAAGGAATCAATTGTTGTTAATTTATCAACTGTGAATCCTGATAGATTTGAAACATTATTTAAATATAAAAGATCAGGTTTCATTAGAATTGCATCAACAACTGCTGAAGCTGGTTTCAATTTCGGTTCAAATTAATTTTAAAACAACAATAAAAAATAATTATGGCTAGTCACGGTGATATTATAGAAATAAGATTTAACCATCCATCAGTTGGATCAGGTGTTTTTTATCCAAAATCAAATGAAGGAAACAAATTTGATCCAGGAGGAATAAGAAACAATGATGATGCAAATGGGATTACTGCCGCTGGTTCTATTATGTATCAAAAGAACCGTGTTATTGGTTCAATTGAAGCTATGATTGAAAATGACAATCAAGTAAGATTGGATGCTGAAAAGGTTGCGGAACTTCAAAAAGAAAGTTTAGAAGCTGTTTGGACTGTTACCATGATAAACGGAACTGTTTGGAAGGGAACAGGCGCACCAGTTGGTGATGTTTCTGTTGATGTAAACGCTGGAACATTTACTTTGAAGATTGTTTCAGGTGGCTTTGAAAAAATAGCATAAAACGCACCATAATACACAACAACGTATTATAACACACCACAACAAAACCAAATAATAAACCAAATAAACCAAAACAAAATGGGATCAGTAAGCAAGGAAATTGCAATTCAGGACATCACAAGATGGTTGGATGCTAAAAAAGTACGTGACACAAAGAAAATTGAATTTAAACAGCACATTGATTCATTGATTTCAGCTGTTGAAGATGGTTTGATTTCTGTGAATGAAGATGGGACAATTACACAAGATTTATTGTGGCCAATTGGTGAAAAGGAAATTTCAGAATTGAAATACAAAATGCGTTTGAATTATGAAATGGTTAAACCATATCTAAAAAACATTCAAGCTGATAATGGAAGTGAACGTTTAATTGCGTATGCATGTGCATTAACTGGTGAATCAATTGGAATATTGAATAAACTTGATTCTGAAGATAGTGTCATAATGCAATCAATAGCGGTTTTTTTTCTCTAGATATTGATATTGATGTAATGGTTAAAACGGTGGTAAGATATCACCATTGGACACCAGAAACAATTTTAAATCTGTATCTTGATGATGCAGATTTTTTTGGTTTGGAATATTGGCACAATGACGTTGTTGCGGTGCTTAATGAATTAGAACAAAACTAAAATAACATTCAAAAAATGAAGTTTGTAATTCCTTCAATATTTACTGCTGTTGATAAATTCACTGGACCATTGTCAAAAATGTCTGGTAGTGCTTCGCAATTTGCAAGTAAACTTGATAGGGACTTCAGAAAGGCAGGACAAACAGCATTTTCAATTGGAAAAAGTGCAGGAATGGTCGGATTGGCTATTGCAGCACCATTAGGATTGGCGGTTAAACAAGCTGTTGATTTTGAAGATGCAATGTCTGATGTTGGAAAAACCACTGGATTAAGCGGAAAAAAACTTGAAGATCTCGGAAGCTCCATTTTATCAATTTCAGGAAAAACAAGAACTTCAATTGATGATCTTGTGAAGATTGGTGAAATTGGTGGACAACTTGGTATTGCTTCAAAAGACATGGTTTCATTCATTGCATCAGCTGATAAATTCAATATTGCATTGGGTGCTGATTTTGCTGGTGGTGTTGAAGAAGCCGTATCATCTGTTGGAAAAATAAAAGCATTATTTGGTGATACTAGAAATTTAAATATTTCTGATGCTATCATGAAAACAGGATCAGCAATCAATGAACTTGGTGCTGTTGGTGCTGGAACATCAGCAAACATAACTGATTTTACATTAAGATTAGGTGCGCTTCCAGATGCATTGAAACCATCCATTTCAAATACATTAGCATTAGGAACGTTCCTGGAAGAATTAGGAATAAACGCCCAAATTGGTTCGGGTGGTATGACAAATTTTCTTTTAGTTGCAGGTCAAAACATTGGTGGATTTGCAGCACAAATGAAGATTTCATCTGTTCAAGCAAAAGCATTATTAAAACAAGAT